TTCGTGTCCATCCCATATACTACGACCATTTCCGAAATCAACATAACCTATATGACCATCACCTTCAATCCAACCGCCATAATAATCGTTGCGTAGTAATGCTTCATCTAAATCTTTACGATGGCTGCGCTTATAGAATGAACACCAACCATTAGGCGCAATCTTGCCACTAACAGCCGAACAACCATGCGGAGGACGCCACATAGTGCAGTGATCGCAACGCTGACCATTGCGAGGCATTGCCTGATACTTTGCCTCTGCTTTGGTTGATTTTTCTGCGGCTTCGCTTACGCTTTCTTTTACTGAAAATTGCGACATATCTTCAATAGGAATAACCTTTGCATTTATACTTGATAATTTATTCAATATAGCCTTGTGTGCTCTGTGGGTACCATCGGCTATCCACAACTGCCCATTTTGTCTTTTAACAACAATAATTGGATATTGCAAGTCTGCTTTTTGCGCACGAGCCATAGATTGTGTTTCATCTTCTTCACGACCTGCAATTTGGTCAGCAAATTGTTTTGGATCAATTTTAACAACAGGATATTTGTCCGCAAATGCAACTAAATCTTTAATTTTAAACTTAAATGATTTTCCATCTATGCCAATACCTGCTTCTTGTTCAAATCCTTCACCTTCATCTAAATTTTCATTTGCCAAATCGGGAGCAACCATATAACTGTTCTTGGAACCTGGCGGAAACTCAAAGCGTTGACCATTGCGAGGCATTGCCTGATACTTTGCTACTGCTTTAGTTGATTTCTCTGTGGCTTCATTGACTTTGTTTTTGCTAATTTCTTCAATGTCACTGTCAGGAACTAATCTTGCGGGTATACTATCTTTTTTAAGGGTTTTATACGCCCAAAACCTATGATGCCCATCTAATACTTGATACCCACCTTTGTATTTGCGGACTAAAATAGGTGGTATATTTTCATTCTTCTCTAGACCATCTATAATTTTCGCAACATTTGCTTGGGCTTTTGGTAATTTCATCTTTTCATCAGGTTCAAACCCAACAAGTTCTTTCGTAGGAACATTAATTATAGGTAAACTGTCAAAACCACTATCATCTACTTCTGCACCAAAATAGTCTGGATCGGTATATAGTTTTACTTTACCTTCATTTGTTTTATACTTTGGCAAACCACGCAAATCTAACGGCACACCATGACTGCTACCATAATAGGTATCGTCTTTATCCGCCTTATACGGTTCTCTGCCTTGCTTGACAAGTTTAGGATTATCGCCCCAATCGCCACCAATGCCTGGTGCTTCTGTAACAATACCCATTGCCTTTAACATAGCACGAGCAACTACACGGTCTTTTTCTTTTTCTACTTCTGGCAACTGACCATAAGTTTGTTGGGCAAGCGCATAACGCTTCTTTTTCTTATCGGGAATAGTTGGTGTATCTAGCTGCAACTTGCCCATATAATCAGCCATTGCGGTCTTGTTCCAACCATCGTGGATAGCATTGGCAATTGCTTCTACATCAGTAATACCACTATCAATCATGCGCTTAGCAGCACCTGCACTTTCAATATTAGCTAACCAACCAAAGTTGTTGCCAGGTGTTGATAACCCATAGTGATAAGCATCATCAAGTGCCTTATCACTAATATGAGCAAGTTGTTCTACGGATAGGTTTTCGGTGATAATGCTTTCATTGACAGATTCATTTGGAAACTGACTTAATCCCATGCCAAGACGAACTGCTTGAAATAGCGTCTTATCATCAACCGTCATATTTTGTGGCACACGAGTAGCCCGTTCAAACGCATCTGGATCACCATCCTCTGCAGCTTTTCTTGCATTTGTTGCGCTTGTTAACCGAGGACTTTCCATAAAAGAAAGTGGTTCAAATTTATAATAGCCGTGCGCTACTTCTTTTCCATTGTATTGTTCCAGTACTGGTCGCATACTTGCCATGTCATCTTCACCAGCCACAAAAGTGGCGCTGCGGAAGCCTTTGTCATAAAGATATGCGGCTGCTTGTAGGAATGTTTTGATGTTGGGGTCTTCAACTAGATGTCCTTGAACTTGTGGATATAATAATTTAACCCATGCTATTTTTTCTACATAGGTAAGTGGATTTTTCTTTGCATCATGGCTTTTACTTAAGAATAGCGCCCATGCGCCTTGTTTTGCTACGCTAGCAATAGTATTAATTAAACCTTCGTGTCCATAATGTGGAGGATTCAGACGCCCGAAAGCAAACGCGATATGAGGATTATTAGCCATTTTCAATTCCAGATAAAATATTTATCTGCTTTGAAACTTGGCCTTAATTTGGTGTCCAGCGATGCCTTGGCACTAATTTTATGTTTGGTTCGCCATAGTGAACATAGCCTTCGCCGCCGCGCTGACCTTTGGTAGATTGCTGAATATCGCCGCCTTCGCTATCTAACTGGTCAATAATTTGATTCTTGACTGTACGAAGATTCTCTAGTGTAGCAAAGGTTGCAATAAAACCTTTTTGGTTTTGCTTAATCCAGTCGCTAATCTTTGCTTGCATTGGTCCGCTTTGTTTGCTGCTGCTGTTTAACCAGTTTACAAACTCACTGGCAAGATCGCTTGTTCTTCCAACTCTTGCCATTTGATTATTAAAGTTATAAAGAACGCCTTTAAACCCTGCCATTTTCATAGCAGCAAGGCGGTCATCATCCAAGAAATTATCAATTACAGTTTTGTTTACAGCAATATACTTTTGTAAGTCTTGTAACTTTTTTGTATCTACTTTTATAGGCTGTTGTGCATATCGTGGACCTAACACAATCAATCCTTGTGTTTGATTAAATTTAGTGAAGTCATCTATTGGTTGCTGTTGATCATCACCCATTCCAAATTGTGGAAAATAAGCATGTCCAACAACGGCTGCAGTTGCTTTTGAAATGCGCTGCCCAAGTTCAGTTGTTGCTGGTACACTATATGTTACATTGTTTGGAGTAAAAGTATATGAATCATTTTCCATTTGTGGGCGGCGCATAAACAACAAATCGCCATATACATACCCACGAAAATCTTTAGGAGTGGCTGCTTCAAATAACGCCCATAGACTAGCATACTCGTTTGCAAAGCGCATACGCTCATCTTCTTTATCTGGCGTTACATTGCCAGTGCTCATAATAAATTTTACAAGTTCTTGTGGACTGCGGCTTTTTCCGCTGCCGTTTGGTTTTAACCAACCGTTGTGTCCAACCATGATAAAACTGCCATCTGGTTCGCGGCCCCAATATACTTGAGGTTTGCCATCCCATTTCCAACGAATTTGAGTTGGGCTACGAGCAAGATCACTAAGGCGACTAACTGCAGTCTCTGCTCCAGCACTGCCACTGATGAGCACAAGGTCTTCTACATGCTGAAATGCACGACCAACTTTTGGGGCTTCGTTAATAATTTGGTTTATAAACATTATGCAATATTTATAGGTTTTCTAAGAACCACATATATGTGGGAACTGAAAACTTCAACCGCCATTCGCCGTTGAAACCAAAGTTTTGATACTTTTCAGGCTCTGGTGTATCTGAAAAAACAGGAGAACCATTGCTATTTCCTGTCTGGCGATAAAACTCACCAGATGCGTAGTATAAGTAATCTAATTCAATTTCATCAATCTCAACTTGTTTTAAATTTAACAGTTGGTCTTTTAAAATTTTTCCGCTATCATCTACTTGCGTGTTTATGTCTGTTTTACCAAGAAGGCGAATTTTTAAATAATGTTCGCCTTCTTCTAAATCTTCGCTAAAATTAATGATCTTTTGCTGACCATCTTCTTCTTTTTCAGTAACTTGTCCATATTCTATAAAATCATCATCAATCAATATCTCATAGTTTGGTGCATCTTTCCACCAAACAGAATCCATTGTTAATTTAAATTCTACAGTTTCAATATCGGACATTTTACTTTCCTTTAGAAGAAATCTTTAATTTGCTTTTATCACCAGTATTTAATTTAAGTTTAATTGGCGTTGGTGCGCCCTGTGGCGGAGCAGCCTGTGGCTGACCTGCTTGTGCTTGACTTTGTGGGTCAAGATGATGCGGTCCACCATTTGAAACTTGGTTTGTCAACACCTTTTTAAGTTCTTCAACATTACCTTCGTACTTGTGATATCCAGTATGATCCAGTTTAATGCCAGTGTCAGCAAAAATCTTACCACCAGCAAGCCGCCATAGATAACAGAATGTCCAATCTTCGCTTAGATAGTTGTCATCTTTGTCAATCATGGTATCAAACAAACCATACATAAGCGGTTCGTATTGCGGACCAATACCAATATTATCACGATATTTTAATTCTGGATGCAGCGAAATTAAGTTTTCAATTACATGGCGCTTAACCATCATGAAACCAGTTCCAAGTGTACTAACTTCAACCAAATCACCCATAGTAACTGGATTTGGAACAGTGTTAATAACATAACGAATTGGAATACGCTTCATTGGATAAACGCCACCAACGACATCTTGGTTAGCAAGTAGCAAACGAATAATTGCTTCTGGGTCAAATCCTAAGTCAACATCAATAAACATAAGGTGTGTTGCTGCTTGGTTATACAAGAACTTTGCAACAAGGTTATTACGACCACGGGTAATAAGTGATTCGTTAACCATAGTATCAATTGAATAATTAAGACCAAGTTTTCCAGCAATAATACCAAACTTGATCATTGCGATAAAGGTAGCTTCGTTACATAATCCGCCGTACATTGGCAGACAGAAATGAATATGTTGTTGGCGAAGAAATTCTAGTGCTTCTGGCGGCAAGCCATGTTCGTTCTGTGGTGGTACAGTGTTTTGTTCAGTCATTCGTTGATAATCTTTCCTAAGTTTTATTGAGTATTATGTATTATATAGCACTCTGCCAATGTCACCCGCAGAAAAGTTTGTTACATGGGCGCGGCACCAGACAAAGTTGCCAGTAAAATTGAAATAATAAGTTCCTGAAACAGGAGTAGTTCCATCACCAATGCTAGTGTTAGGAACATCAAACCAATCGCTTTCTTGTGGATTGGTTACGAGAGTAGCTTGAAATTTTAATATGCCATTAAAGGCTGTAACATTATAGGTTACTGTGTGCAACCCATCGGTATAACCATAGTAACCATTGCCTTTAAATTGGTTACTGCTCCAAGTAGTACTAACGCCATCATATGGCGGATAAACTTGCCCAAATTGAATTGCACTTAATACTACTTGCGGTAAACTAGCCATTATCTTCCACTTCTACTAAACATTTATCGCCAACTAGTTCTTGTATTACTGCTGCTAGTTGGTCTCTGGTATCTTGATCTAGTTTATGCTCAACATTGTTAGCCTGTGCATCTGGAACTAGCTGTGATACCTTAATTATAATTGATTCTTCTACGAGTTTAGCCATTGATATTCTCCAATGTATTTATTCTAGGTTTACGACCACGCTTTTTACCTGCACCGCGAACCACGCCATTTGCTTTAATATCATATGCAAGACCAAGGCGCGTAGGTTCCATGCCATCAATTTCATCAATCTTGTCAATAGGAACACTAAATTTACGACCACTGCGATGTGAAGAAATAAACTTCATGGTGCCTTCATCACTGACAACTCTATCTACATTAAGAAACAGAAGTTTTTCTGTTGGCATGCCGCCAAATGCTGCGATAGGACATCTTGCAAGAATACGAGTCTTGTTATTCACGACACCACGCTTGATCAGGGCTGTTGCTAATTCAATATTCATTGTTTTACACCTTTACTTTCTTTACTAACTTATAAACTTTGTTGATTCCTTCTTGAAACAACATATAGAGTAGTGGAATATTATCTGCACTTCTGCAGTATACACGAACTGTTCCATAGTAATAACCTGTTTCATGTCCTGCAATGGTGCGAACACACCAACGATTTAGATCGTGTGGAAATGATAAGTCATCGCTATTTTCATTGACAAATTTATACAATTCAAGTATATTTTCTCGCTGCGTTTTTCTGTTGCTATAGCCACCGCTTTGCCAGCCCCAATAAGTTTCAAAATCAACCTGATAAGGAACTGTTGGATCATATTTTTTCTCACTTACCAGTTTAACATCTACTGCGATATTGTCAAGGTTTTTTATCGCTGTAATATACTGATCATTACTTGTGGTAAATCTTTTGACTGCGGCAAGAAGTGATGGATCATCAAGAATAGCATCAAGTGCTGTCGTGCTATTGGTAAAGAAACGCAAGTATGATTCTTTACGAAGCCGACACTGCGGATCAAGATTTTTTAAGGTTTTTCGCATATTTTGAATGCCATCCCAATCTCGTGAGCGTGAAAATTCTACACGAAAATGATACTTGCCATACCACAGTTTGTTTTCGGTATCAATACGCCACTTAAACAAATGGTCTTTAAACCGATCACGGTATTCAATCAGCGTTAATTCTGCTATCTCTGTCATCTTCTGCCACCAATTCTAACTTGTCAACATTTAGGTCTACCTTAATACTAGCATGATTTTTTGTCTTGTCAAACAAAATCATCTTAGCTAACGGAACTTTAATGTGTTCATGAATTGTGCGACTCATGGGGCGAGCACCTAAACTTGGTGTATAACCAGTCTTACATAGCCAATCAAGCGCAGAATTAGTTAATGATACAGATGTATTCTTTAATGCAAGTTGTTCATTGAGTTCACGAATGAATTTCTCTGCAACCTTGCGAATAGTAGCGCCATCAAGTTTATTGAATGTAACAATCGCATCAACACGATTGCGGAACTCTGGACGGAAGAACTCTTTAACAGCAGCATCAACTGTATCGCTGCGATCTTGATTACCAAAACCAATAGCAAGGCGTTCACTGTCTGCAGCACCAAGATTGCTTGTCATAATAAGAATAGATTGACGACAATCTGCTTTCTTGCCATTGCTACCCGTAATAAACCCTTCGTCCATTACTTGTAGTAGAACTTGAGTTACATCTGGGTGCGCCTTTTCAATCTCATCAAAGAGAATGATACAATGTGGGTTCTTTGCTACTTCACTGATGAGCAAGCCACCAGCTAGGTTACTATCTTCATAACCAACATAGCCAGGCGGTGCACCTATAAGGCGTGAAATAGCATGTTTTTCTTGATATTCACTCATATCAAAGCGCAGCAACTTCATAGAAAGACGATCACTTAGTTGCTTAGCAAGTTCTGTTTTGCCTGTGCCAGTTGGACCAAGGAATAAAAACGATCCAACAGGTTTATTATCACTTTTTAAACCAGCTTGCGATACCCATACACGATCAAGAACCTTATCGACTGCAGTATCTTGGTTAAACACAGTAGATTTAATTTCTGTACCAATATTAGGCATAATCTTTTGTGTATTTTCTGCGCCAAGTTGTGCTTCTGGAATACCAGTGATACGAGAAAGTTCACGACGAATTTGATTTACATCAATAGTACGAGAACCACGAGACTGTGTACGACGAAGCGCAGCAGCACTATCAATAAGATCAATTGCTTTATCTGGTAATCGCTTGTCTGCTTGATAACGATGACTTAAGTTTACTGCTTCATTGATAGCATTTTCTGTAATCTTTACATTATGAAATGTTTCATATATTTCTTTAAGACCAAGCAGGATTTGCTTACTAACTTCAACGCTTGGTTCATCAACAGTAACACGATTGAAACGACGCATAAGAGCACGATCTTTTTCAAAGTGCTGCGTATATTCTTCCCAAGTTGTTGATGCAATAACTTTAAAGTCACCACGAGCAAGTGCTGGCTTCAACATGTTGCTTAAATCAACTGCACTGTTGCTGCCACCACCTGCGCCACGCATCTGGTGTGCTTCGTCAATAAACAGAATAACATTTCCTAATTCTGTTGCAGCAGAAATGATTTCTTGAAGTCGCTCTTCGAAATCACCACGATATTTGGTACCTGCGAGCAAGCTGCCAATATTGAGGCTGTAAACTTCATAGTTCTTAATAAACTTTGGTACATTGCCATTGATAATATTCAGTGCAAGACCTTCTGCAATTGCAGTTTTACCTACACCTGCATCGCCTACAAGCAACGCATTGCATTTATTCTTACGAGCAAGAATTTGTGTTAATTCAGCAAGTTCTGTTTCACGCCCAATTACAGGATCAATCTTGCCATTTGCTGCTTGAGTATTAAGGTTTGTGCAATACTCTTCCATTGTTTTGGTAGCAAATCCACCCGCCGATGTTTTCTTTGGCTTAGATTTATTATAAATTTCAACAACTTTTTCTGGTTCTACACCATACTTGTTTAAGAAATATACAGCGTGACTGTGAATTTCTTTAGAAATACTAAGGTATAGATCAGTAACATGAATAGTTTGACGACCAAGTAAAATAACTTGTGTGAAAGCACGATTGAACACTCGCTCAAGACTTTGTGTTCTTTTTGGTTCATCTATGGATTTTACTGGAACATTATCAAAGATATGCTCTTCGATTTCTGCGGTTAGTTGCTCTACATCAACTCCTAACCCTTGCAGAATTCCAAAGAATCCTTTTTCATGGAGCATACTAAGCAATAGATGCTCAATGGTGAAATATTCGTGACTGTTATCCGTTGCAAACTGCTTTGCAAACTTAACAATTTTTTCTAGGTCGCCGTTGCTACTAAATTGGGTCATATTATTAATATAACAGATTTCTATTGTTTGTCAAGTATTTATAGGACGAATTTTTTGAATTTCTTTGATTAAATTTAACTGGTCGGTTGTTAGAGCAGTTGGTATCATGATATTGATCTTGGCTATGTATTTGCCTCTACCAGCGTTATGGTTTCTAGGAAAACCTTCGTCTGTAATGCCAAACTGCGATTGGTGCTGCGTTCCTGGCGGAACATATAACTCTATTGTTCTGCCGCTTGGTAATTGTACAGTAAGTGTATGCCCAATAATTGCTTGGAAACAATCAATGGTTATGTCTTCAATGATGTTTTCGCCATTTCTGAAAAACCTGTTATGTGGCTTTACTCGTATAGCTACTTCAAGGTTTCCACGAGGGATGCCAATATTTAAATCATCACCGCGATTGGCAACAGTAAAAACTGTGCCACTATCAACGCCACTAGGAATCTCAATCTGCAGTGTTTCTGTTGTATTTGAAGTTTTATATTCTAGAACTTTAACCTGCGAATTGAGTGTTTCTAAAAAATCTAGTTCAACTGTTAATCTGATATTACGATTGCGCTGTGGTTGACGAGTGTGAAACCCAAAATGTTGAAAAATTTGTTCATGTATGTTTGGAAATGGATCGCCAGCATTAAAATTAAAATTAAATTCAAATGGATTGCCGCCGCCAGAATGTTGTGCATGTGGGCTATACTGTGGTTGAGGATTGCGCAGCATATAGTCATAATGTGCACGAGCGTTTTGATCACTTAGTGTACTATATGCCTCGTTAATCTGCTGAAACTTTGCCAGATCACCGCCCATATCAGGGTGATGTTGCTTTGCAAGTTTTCTAAATGCAGATTTAAGTTCTTCTGGTGTAGCATTTTCTGTTACACCCAATGTTTGATAATGACTCATATTGGTAATTATGCCACAATTGTGCTAAAGAGTCAATTATTAAGTGGTACTAATTGTTCCACCACTTGGCTTTACTCCAGCCGCTGCACTAGCTGCTGATGTTTTCTCTTGTGTTCTGCCATAAGCACTAATACCAAGAATAGCACCAAATGCAAGGTGAATTAATCCACCATTTGATAGCGTAAGGCTTTGCCATTGAGCATATGTAACCGTATTAGCACCAAGACTTTTCAAGAAGATTGGCATTAACATACTTAAAACTGGCGCAATAACAAAGTCAAACGCACAGATTAACATATAAAGCCAACCCATTGCTGGACGCCAGTATGACTTCATCCAGTGTTCGCTTTCTTTATCTTTTTTCTTGGCTTCTTCTTTTGCTATTTGTGCTCGTTCATAAGAAACTTCTTCTTCTTTTTGTTCTTCATGACGAATTTCAATGCCCATCTTATGAAGTTCTTTGCGTTCTTCAAGATGAAAACGCATTTCTTCAAGCATTAATTTACGAAGTTCAATATCATTAGATAGCGAAACAGGCGGCACAGGGACTTCAACTGGTGCAGCAGTTTTTAACTGTGCATCTGCTGGTCGTTCATCGTCGGCCATGCGGCGAGGACCAACTGGCTCATCATCGTCATCAATTGGTGCTGCCACTGGT